TGAAGTCTAAATCTAAAAAGAAGAAGTAATGAAAAAAGGTTATCACAAAACTAAATCTGGTAAGACAGCTAAAAAAGGTTTGTATTATAATATTAACAAACGTAAGAAAGCTGGTACATCAAGATCCAAAAAGAAATCTACAATCTCTGCAAAAGCATATAAAAATATGAAATCTGGATTTAAAAAATAATTATTTATTCTCTAATAGTTTCTGCTACAGTTTCTTTTATTTTTTCGTACTCTTGCCACAAAGTTTTTTCCGGGGACCAAAATCTTCTTTGATCTCGTTTCATCTCTATTGAATGTAAAACTGTGGTGTGATCTTGTTTAAAGTATCTACCAATATCTGTTAGACCCATATTATATTTTTCAAATAATAAATTATGAATAACATTTCTAGCTCTCACTATGCTTGATGTTCTTGACTTACCCATCAATGTTTCTTTGTGAACTTCAAAGTGAATACAAACTTTATTAATAACTGATTGTACATCAGATGGCTTCGGTGTTTTAAAAGTAAAGCCTACAATCTTTTTATTTGGTGGCGCAACTTGAACCGGTCTTTTTCTATCCTGCATTTCTTTGCAGCCATTGATAAAGCCAAGTCTATAAATTTTCTTTTTCTCTTCGCTTAACAAATCGTATGATGCTTTAACTTCATAGATAAATTCATTTTGATTTAAGTATTTAATATGATTTTCGTACACTTGATTTATATTTTTGGTCATAGATCCCCTACGTTTTCCTTCAGTTTTTTTTAATAATTAAATTAATAAGTTTATGTTCTCATTAATTCTTCTTTTGTCTGCTCTATTTGCCAGATTAAATCAAAAGAATCTCTTTGCTTTTGCTCAACCTCTCTCTTAGCAGCTAAATATTCCTCATGCTTTTTCGCTTGAAGATCCTTCAGCTTCTGCAGACGCAATCTGATCTGTTCCATCATGCTCCTTTTTTACTGTTGTAAAATCAATCTTTAAATTTTTGATCTTACATTCTACAAACTCTCCATTATTGGAGTTGTTTGCAGCCTTCTTTACATCATCAAATAGTTCAATCATCTCGAATGAACATTCTCCATTGATAATTCTTTTGTATTTTTTCACACTTTATCCTTTTTGGCAACCTCTTTTTTGTGTATTTCTTTAGTCATTTTATTGTACACACTAAGGTCCAAATAGTTATCTGCTTTGAAATTTTTAGTTGATCTGTATAGTTTTAGAGCCATCATTAATTGACCTACTTGGTGTGGTTTAATTCGTTTTTTCAAACTATCAAACAAGATAATTGTAAACATTTCTGCTAACATTACAAAGTTTTCTTGATAGTTACCATAATCTTTCTGGCGATCATCAATAATTTTCTTTTCAATTTCTTGATCTATATCTGTTATTTTCTTATCCATATTGAGAGAGGTGTCTTGGGGAAGAAAACTACTGAAAGGGAACTAGAAAGAAAAAACTCCCCCAAGACTAGATACAAATTAATTAAAACTTGTATGATTGTTTATTACCATAATTAGGTTTACTTTGAAACCCTTTATTTGGAGTTGCAGGTTTATCGGTATTGGAAGTAGGTGGTGAAATCTTGACAGTTAAACCAACAACATTCCCCCCTTGATCTACTTCATCCCAAGCGCACTGGTTCCACCAACTACCATCTGCCATCTTCACACCTTTGGTCCATTTCTTTCCTTCCGGTGCATTTTCATTTGGTGGTGCTACCCAATCCGGTTGTTTAGGTTCACTCTTGTTTGGGTTTCTTACAAGATTACACCATACTACATCTTCACTCATTGTTTTCTCCTTTGTTATCATCAGCTTTGCTGACCATTTGTTAATTGATATTCACGAGTTTCGGCAATGTCTGTTACCTGTCTATATGCTCGTAAATTATTTCTCATTAGAAAATCAACATCCTTTCTAATTAAATCTTTAACTTCATTAAATTCAGCTAAAGAGTTAGTTGCTTTCAAAGCACGTTTCATTTCTTCTACATCTATAGTTTCATCTAAGTATGTAGGTTCTTCTTTAGATTCTTCTAAAGAATTTTGTTCTTCGGATTGCTCCGGAGAATCTTGTTCAAATGGTTTTGGATCGTAACCATCTTCATCTTTGATACCTGTTTTAAGATTTAATAAATTTAAGAACGCATACTTTCTTGAGTATGACATAGCATTTCCGGTTCCAAACTTATCAAGGTTTCCAAATGCAGAGCAACCATCAACAAGTATATGTTGTGTTGGATCATCAACATCATAAACTTTCATAGTGCATACGACCATTACTTGTTTTATATTTGGTACTATCTCTGTAAGATAATTACAGGTCGCATACAATCCATTGTCAAGCAATGCTTGTGTAGCTACCTCTTGAACCTTGTCGTGCAAGAGTGGATTGAAGCGCATCCCATTTAATTTTTCAGCTTTCTTAACTGCACCTGCACTTAAACAGGCAGCATGTAACTTTTGATATATATTTTTCTTTGTCATGTTTTTATTCCCCATAGTTTAGTTATTAGTTGTAATTGTTCTGGTGCCAAATCTTTATAATAAAAGTAATGGTTCATGTCTGGTGGCTCACACATCAATGCAAGTTCAGACAGATTACCTTTGCAAAACATAATCATACGTTCCCAAAGAATAATTTTTTCAACCATCTTAAAGTATAAGTGCTCCAGATGTTCCTTCTTCATTAGCTCATGCGATTGATCAAAGATGATATGATCTTTGTCATTTACATAAATTAAATATGGTACCTTCTTGGTAGTCATATAATAAAATGAAGTCTGTGTTAGGTTATCCATTGCAGGTTCAGTGGGTAACTCTTGTGTGCTCATGCTCCACTCATCCTTGTTCTTAACCTTTCTAATGTTCGGTGGTTTTGTTTTTAATTCTATAAATAATTTTTCTGTAAGATAATCTACTCTACCGGTAATCGGTTTGATCATAGTAAATTCTTTGTGATCAACATATTTTTCGCAAACTAATTTATCAGTTCCTACTAAATCTTTCACTACTTTTTTTGTAATACCTATGCAATCGTGTGCATAACTTACCATTTCTTTTCTTGCATACTCATCCTTTTTATCTACCGGATCTTTTTTATTTATTTCTTCTAGCTCTTTATTAAAACTTACATTATAATCCCGGTCCCATTCTGCAGCGACAGAAGTTTTTGTTTTATATAAAACATCTGCAATCAATCTTTGTACTGTATTGTTTACAAGATTTCCAAAGTTAGGTTTGTATCTCCATGACCAAGACCTTCTAATTTTTTCCGGGAAAGTATATTGAATTATATTCTTTGCAAAAGGTGTAGAGGTTGAAGTGTAGGACCAATGATTTAAACCATCACCACCATTGAATATTGAAAATGCTTCTTCTATTAATTGTTCTTTTGTTTTTTCTCTAAGTTTCATAAGTTCCTTTAGTTTTTCCACTATCTATACACATATTTTTTTTGTTGTAAAGAAAATAATATAATATATATAGATACATATCAGATAAAGAAAGGACTTATGACACTTGAAGAATATCGCAAAAAGAAAGGGTTATCCTACTATAATTTTGGACTTGAGCTTGGCATTGTAGGTGTACAAAATCCCGGCACGTCAGTTCAAAGGTGGTGTTTAACTGCTAAAGTAAAAAGATTTCCGGATCCAGATATGGTAAAGAAAATCTTAGAAGTAACTAACAATGAAGTAACACTAGAGGATCTGTACAGTGCTTGGTACGAAAAAGTTTAAATACAAAAGAGTAAAAATTATTTGGCAAGATATTGTATCTTCATCTGATTGGACCACTCTTGAGAAAGCTAAAGAACAAACGTACAGTTGGTGCGAGGACACAGGCTACTTGTTACACAAGGACCCAAAGAAAGTTATCATCTTTGCTTCGCATAGTTTTGATGATGATGGTTCACTTACAGTTGGTAACACCACAGTATATCCAAGATCGGTTGTGAAAAAAATTGAGGTTTTAAAATGACATACAGTGGTATGTTTGATGAGGTTGATTGTAAATTTGAATTAAAACGAGCTAAGAAGTAT